GGCCACAAAGGTGCGGGATACCGTGCGTGCCGTGAAGCCAAGCCTGATGCGTATCTTTTTGAGTACGGCCAAGCCTGTTGAGTACACGCCCAAAGGTCCAGAGGACGTGGCAGCCGCAGATCAGGCTACATCCTTCATGCACCACGAGTTTACGCGCCTCAACGGCTACCGTGTGCTCAACGACGCTTTCCACGACGCCTTGGTGAAGAAGCAGGGCATTGTCAAAGCGTATTGGCTGATGACGTCGCACGCAGAGATTTACACGTTCTCAGACCTGTCTGACGACGAGTACACATACCTATTGGACGACGACAGCGTGAGCGTGCTTGAGCATACCGTCGAATACTCTATGTCTATCGACCCGATGGGCATGGAAGTCGAAATGCCCGTTCACAGCGTCAAAATAAGCCGCCAAGAAGACAAGGGCGAGATGCGGATCGACAGCGTGCCGCCAGAAGAGTTCTTCATCAACCGTGACGCTCGCAACCTCAAGGACGCCTACATCGTGGCGCACCGCACTGAGATGCGCGCTGGCGACCTGATCGCTATGGGCTTTGACCCTGAAAAGGTGACAGAGCTAGACAGCTTTGACAGCGGCTCAGAGATGACCGAGGCAGAAGTCTACGAGCGCCGTGGTTACGAGGAAGATTTCTCGGACGAGGACACGCAAGACCCCGCCATGCGGAACGTCACCGTGACCGAAGCCTACATGCGGATTGACGCAGACGGCACGGGCGTGCCTGTTCTGCACAAGATCACGCTCGGTGGCACGGCATACGAGATGCTGGACTACGAGCCTTGCGATGAAATTCCATTCGCCAAGTTTGAAGTCGATCCCGAGCCGCACGCCTTTTACGGTCGTTCATTGGTTGAGCTAATCCAAGATGACCAAGACGCCGCCACATCTATCCTGCGTGGCATCTTGGACAACGTGGCTATGACCAACAACCCACGCCTTGCGGCTGTGGAGGGTCAGGTCAACATGGACGATCTGCTCAATAACGAGATCGGAGCCGTGGTGCGTATGCGTCAGCCGGGCGCTGTGCAAGAACTGACAGTCCCATTTGTGGCCGGGCAGACGCTTGGCGCTCTGAGCTACCTCGACAGTCTCGTTGAGACCAAAACAGGCGTCACACGCGCCTCTATGGGCCTTGACCCTGACGCCATGCAGTCAACCACTAAAGCAGCCGTACAGGCGACGGTGCAGGCCGCCGCTGGTCAGGTTGAGGTGATGGTACGCAACTTGGCCGATGGCTTGCGTGACCTGTTCGGGATCATGCTGCGCCTTTACTCCAAGAACGTGGACGAAGAGCAGATGATGCGCCTCAACGGCTCGTTCATCCCTGTTGACCCCCGCGTGTGGGACGGTTCAATGGATATTTCCATCAACGTAGGCCTTGGGACTGGGCGCGAAGAAGAAAAAATGATGGGATTGCAGCAGGCACTCCAGATGCAGACAATGGTTTATCAGAACTACGGCCCGATGAACGGCCTCGTGTCCCTGACCAACATCCGCAACACTCTGGCGGACATGCTGGCGGCGACTGGCGTCCGCAACGCTGACCGCTACTTCGCTCCGATCACACCAGAGATCGAGGCGCAGATGCTTCAAATGCAGCAGCAAGCGCAAGCGGCTCAGGGCCAAGCGTCCGATCCGAATGCGGCGTTCTTGCAGGCCGAGCAAATGAAGGCGCAGACAAAAATGCAAACCGATATGGCAAAACTACAACTTGACGCGCAAAAGGCGGCTAGCGAAGACGACCTGAAGCGTGATAGGATGAGTCAAGACTTGCTCGTGGAGGCGGCCAAGATTTATGGTCAGTATGGCACTGCCGTAGACGTGGCCCGCGTTCAATCTGAGCAGGACAAGGTACGCATGATCGGTGGGATGACCCAAGGGACAGCACAGTGACAACAGAGGTTCGCATAAAGGCAGATGAGGCGCGTCGGTTGAAAGCCGACAGCGCCTTTTCGGCATTCGTGCAGGATGTTCGCGATGAGCAAGTGAGGCTCTTCGCAAACAGTGGCGCGGCAGACGTTGCCGCCCGTGAAGAGGCGCATGGAATAATCCGTGCGCTAAACCAGATCGAAATGAAACTCGACGCCGCCATTACGGCAGAGACATTTTTAGATCGCAAGCAAAGGAAGTAGCACCGTGGAAGCGACTACCCTAGAACAAGCGGCTGAGAGCCTGCTATCGACATCCGAAGCCCCCGAGGCGCAGGGTGATAATCTGAGCGAAGCTGTAGACTCAATCACTGAGCCGTCTGATGACGATCAGGGTGAAGAGCTTGAAGCTGTAGCCGAGAGCGACGATGACGTCGAGGCATCCGACGAAGACTCCGATGATGACCAAATTGACGACGAAGACCTAGTAGAGGCAGAGGCTGAAGACACCAATCTGATCCCCGTCAAAGTAGACGGCAAAGAACAGATGTGGACACTGGATCAGTTGAAGCAATCTGCTGCGGGTCAAGCGGCAATCAATAAGCGGTTCCAAGAGGCTGCCGAGGCGCGTAAGCAAATCGAGCAGGCAAATGCCGCTTTAGCACAGCAGCAACAGCAGCTGGTGCAGCTGTATCAGCAGGCGCAACAAGGTGGTTTGCAAGCCCCGACCCCACCGTCACGAGAGCTATTCGAGAGTGATCCGATTGGATACATGGAAGAAAAGCTCAAGTATGACGAGGCAAAGGCTACATACGACCAAAATCTCTATCAAATGCAGCAAGTGCAGAAGCAGACGGTTCAGCAGCAACAGCAGGCGCATCAGTCGTATCTGCAAGAGCAGGCTGAAATTCTGCGCCAGCACATCCCCGAGATTGCTGACCCTGAGAAGGGTGAGAAGTTGAAGGGCGACTTGATGCAAGTCGGCATGGATTACGGTTTCACAGCCGAGGAGATGGCACAGGTTTCAGATGCACGTTATGTCCGAGCGTTGAACGACGCGCGGAAATATCGGGCACTCGTGGCCAAGCGCAAAGATGCACAGCAGAAGGGCGAAAAGGCCCGTCCTGTCGTGCGAGCTGGTGCAAAGAAAACACCCGACGGCCAAGCTGCAACTCGCAAGAAAGCGCAATCGCGCTTGCAGAAAACGGGATCAATCAATGACGCATTGGGTCTGATCCTCAACTCCTAAGTCTTTGAAAGGACTACACAAATGGCACAGCCAACAAACACATTCGACAGCTATGATGCAGTCGGTATCCGCGAAGACCTGAAAGATGTCATCTACAACATCTCCCCGGAAGAAACGCCATTCTACTCGAAGTCCTCAAAGACTTCGGCGCGCAACACTCTCGTTGAGTGGCAGACAGACAGCCTCCGCGCATCTGCGGCAAACGCGCACATTGAAGGCGACGCAACTGCTGGCGAAGCTCGCGGCGCAACAACTCGCCTTGGCAACTACACGCAAATCTTCAAAAACGCTGTTGTCGTCCCAGACACAGATGAAGGTTTGGACAAAGCTGGCCGCGCAAAAGAGGTTGCATACCAGACCCTGAAGATCGCAAAAGAGCAGAAGCTCGACATCGAAAAAGCGCTCTTCGACAACAACGCACGCGTTGCTGGCAACTCCACAACTGCCCGCGAGCTTGCTGGCGCAGGCGCATGGCTGACCACCAACACAGTGTTTGGCGCGAACGAAGGTGCAGACCCAACAGGCGACGGCACAGACGCCCGCACAGACGAGACAACTGCTCTCACAGCGTTCGACCAGACAAAGTTCGACACTGTTATGCAGTCAATCTGGGAAGAAGGCGGCAAGCCAGACACGGTTTACCTTTCAGCCTTCCAGATGAACAAAGCTCTCGGATTTACTGGTAACAACAACCAGCGTTCCGCCGTCCAAGCTGGCGACGAGCGTGTGATCAAGTCTCTGGCCGTGTATGTCACGCCTTGGGGTTCCGTCGAGTTCATGCCTTCGCGTGAGAACCGTTCGCGCGACGTTTTCATCATGCAGGACAACATGTGGGAAGTCGCAGTTCTGCGTCCGACCAAGAACGTTGCTCTTGCGAAAACTGGCGACAACACAACTCGCCAAGTTGTTACAGAGCTTACACTCTGCGCGAAAAACGAAGCGGCCAACGGCGGCATCTTCGACAACACAACGTCATAATGACGACAGAGGGGGCTTCACGGCCCCCTCTACCTCACTCAGCGGAGCTTGCTATGAAAGAAGTCATCGTCAATCGCATCAAGATCAAGTGCAGCAAGGGCCGCATTGAAAAGGGCGAAACTGTTATCCTGTCGGACACTGAGATCGCCAAGATTAAGTCATTCCGACCCGACAGCATCACCGTTTTGCGCGAGGTCGTAGAGCCTCCCAAGCCAACTGAAGCCCCTAAAAAGACACGGAAGCCTCGCAATGCAAAAAGCCGTCCATTCAACTAAACTCTCCGAGAAGGTCAGCTTTGACGACGACAAGCTGATCATCAAGAAGACGTTTGACGCGTCTTACATGCTCAACGACGCGAAGCACGCGCGTGAGGTCACAGAGAATAGCTTTGGCTCGGACTACAAGCACGTCGGCAACGTAGATATCGGCCTGCTCGGCGTGTGGCTCAAAGAGGCTGGTGTATCATGGGAAGATACCGAGGCCATGAAGGATGTAATCAAGCGCAAGCTGATGTCCAACGAATTCCAAGCACTGCGAGTGTGGGAAGGGTCTTACTGATGTCTGATGACCACCGCTTAGAGCGCATAGAGAACAAGCTGGACGAAGTGGGTAAGGCCATCGTCGCTCTGGCCCGCATGGAAGAGCGGATGATCACGCTGTTTAAGCGGATGGACAGCCTAGACGCCGAGCAGACGGCCCACGGTCGCCGCCTGACGCTTGTCGAGAGCAAGGTCGGCAATAACGGCCAAGCACTACGCTTTGCGGAGCGCGTATTCTGGATCGTCGCCACGTCTGGCGTTGGCTATCTTTTCTTTTTGTTGAGGTGACACTATGCGTAAAATTGACGAAATCATCATTCATTGCACGGCTACTCGACCCGATTGGTGGGAGAGCAAAAGTTCTCAAGCCAAGGTCAACGAGGTTCGCAACTGGCACACGTCAAAGGGTTGGTCTGATATTGGCTATCACTATCTGATTGATCGTAACGGCACAGTCGTTGCTGGTCGCCCACTAGACCGTGTTGGCGCTCATGTAAAAGGTCATAACACTGGCACGGTCGGCATCTCTTTGTTCGGCGGCTTTGGTGGATCGGCTGGTGACAGCTTTGCCGATAACTTCACGGAGGATCAGGAGCGAGCGCTGCTTGACCTCATTGCAAAGCTGAAGGCAGATCACCCCTCGATCACCAAGATCAGCGGCCACAACCAATATGCTGCCAAGGCTTGCCCCTGTTTCAGTGTTCCTGCGTGGGTGAGTAAAGCTAAGCCAACAAAGATGAAGCCGCCAGTAGATACAGAGAAGCCCAGAGCGCTTGCTCAGAGCAAGACCGTACAGTCTAGCGTTGTGCAGGGTGCCACGGCCATTGGTGGCGCTGTAGGGGCTTTGAATTCGCTCGATGGTGTTGCTCAGATCATCGCCTTGGTTGGCTGTTTTGTGATCGGCGCATTGGCAATGTTTATTCTGCGTGAGCGCCTTAAGAAATGGGCGGCTGGAATCAAATGATTGCGCGGCTCAAACTGTATGCCATTGGCGCAGGTGCTTTCATTGCGGCGTTGGTTGGTGTCTACCTTCGTGGCAGGCGCGATGAGGCGATGGCCGACCACGAAAGGGAACTTAATGAGTATATCCAAACGCGCAATCGCATTGATGATGTTGCCATTGATGACGCTCAACGCTGGCTGCGCGACCGTGCAGACGAGCGCGATCTGTGACGCCACGGTAAAAAGCAGGGATGACCTCACGGTTGCCCTGCTTGATGACGGTGGCCCTAAGAGCATGGCGGCGGGCGCAAACCTGATTGGCCAAATAGATGCTGGCTGCGTCAAGGTTATGCGCTAACCATCTTTCGCTTATAGTCGCTGACCAAAGAGCTGAGGCGGTTTCGACGCAGCTCACTGGCTTTTGGATTGATCATCGAAGAAAAAACGCAACGCCCTAGCCCAAGCGATCTGGCCGCCTCGGTGCGCGATGGAAACTTTACCCCGTCGATCACGATTGGGACTTTGTTTGCGCCTTGCTTTTGTGCAAATTTTTTCTCTTTGGGTTTTGGCTTGTTGCTTGAACCATAAGGCAGTGGCGGGCGGTTTTTCTTTGCAGCTTGGTTGCGCTCAAACGTTAAAAGCGCATAGGCGTAGATCGCTTCCTTGCGTTCGTGGGGGTTGGATATTTTTGAGAATTCTTCTGCGACTTTCTCAACGGTTTTTTCCGCCGATTTTCTTTTGCGCTTTTCGCTGCGCTCTCGGTCTTTGATTTGCTTAGCTCTAATTGCTCCGCTGTTTTCTGCGGTGGCCCTATCAATTGAGATGCCATGCTTTTTTGCGTGGGTGCGAATTGTTGACTTGTGAATACCCAAGGTTGCAGCAATCTGAGTTGTTGTCAGACCAGCGGCGGCACCTCTACGGATTGCGTTTACAGTTTCCTCGCTAATGTTATTACTCATCGTCTTCGTCCTCCATCAGTTCGCCTATAATCTCACAGGAAAGGTCTACGGCTTCACCCAAGACTGCATCAACATCCGCCGATGCAATCAGCTCAACCACAAGCATCGCCTTCGCCAGCTTGGCCTCCAGTTCCTCTATGCGGTCGGCTGCTTCGCGCATAATGGCAGTGTCACTCCCCCAAGCGATCCCTTCCCCCATCTCCATAACGCCCGCTTTGATTGTAAGTCGCTTCACTAGATCGTCGCGTGTGGTGTCAGTCATGGTCTTGTCCTTTCATTGCGCTGATTAGTTCTGCGAGGGTTTGGTCTACTGACACAACCTTTACTGATCCGATCTCGTCGCCGATATCAGCGAATTCTTTCAGCTGTAGATAGTCCCCAAACAATACGTCATTGTAGAACCATTCGATGCTGTCTTCGTCGTCCCCGTGCATACCCACTGTGTCGTAAGTAAAATCGACTGTAAGTCTGATTGTCTTATCGCTCATATCTTTACTCCATTAATGTAGGCATGGCCGTTACCAGTACCCCCGCGATAGGCATCGCCGTTGCCTTTGCCACTGCGAGAGGCATGGCCGTTACCAGTACCCCCGCGATAGGCATCGCCGTTGCCAATGCCCTCGCGACTAGCATGGCCGTAGCCAGCGCCATCAACAATAATGGAACCATCTTTATCGCCGTAAAGCTTGTACGTTCGTAAAGGTGTCCCCTTTGGAACGGTTACGGTTACGTCTTCACCAGTGGCCTCTAGGCCATCAGGCGGAAAGTCTTTTGCTTCATAGTAAATCATGTCTTTACTCCTCGTCCTGTCTTTTCAGTAGCTTTGCTAGTGCGGTGTCAATAGCTTTCTTTGACCCGCCGCATGATCGGCCCGCCCAGAAGCCCTCCACCCGTGCCTTCGCCAGCTTGGTTTCCAGTTCCTCGATAAGGTCGGCTCGGACGTATTGCTGTGCGCCATACATCACAGCCTCACCTGCTACAATTGTGCACTGCGGGTTATCCGCCTCTATTTCTGGTGCATAGAATGCCCAAATGCGTTCTGGTGCTTCACTCATCGCCTTGTCCTTTCAGTTCTTTGATATAGGTCTTCAAAACATCAATGGTGTACCTTGCACTACCTAGCTGGTTCAACTCCTCGTCACGTTCTGCCGTCACCTTCTCCAGCTTGGCTTCCAGTTCTTCAATGCGCCGTCCAACTCCAGACCGTCGCAACAAAAAGGCGGCGTCCTCGACGTATCCATCACCGTAAGGTTTGCCATCCATTGACGCCCATGCGCGGGCCACTTTCTCAACTGTGTCAGTCATTGCCCGATCCTCTTTATTCGAACCGCCGTGCGGTATGTTTCAATTGCCAAGCCCGCGCCCAACACGACAAACCATGCTCCGATCAGGGCGATGATCATGCGTCACCGCCTTTCTTGAGGGCGCGGATTGCACTCGCGTAGTATTCCGCAGCGCCTTTGAGTTCGGCCTCGACTTCAAAAGCGTCGAAACGCAGCTTCCGATCACCGTTGCGCTTGGTTGCCGTGTAGACCATATTCTCGGCAGCCGACATGACGGCTTCTACGGCCTCATCTAACAGCCGTTCATTCTCGGCTTCTAGTTCCTCTATGCGTGCCTCTGCCTGCTCAAGCTCTGCCGTGACCTCTTGTAGTGCGTCATCAAGGTTCTTGTGGATTGCGTATGTTTTTCCGTCAGTCATTCTGCTTCTCCTTCCATCTCGGCCAACTTGGATTTGTATTCCTGAATGCGCATCCACATCGTTGCCAGATCAGTGCTGATAGATGACGATCTGACGCCGCTGTTTTCTGCAAGCTGGTCATACTGTTTCTGCCATGAGGCAATGCATCGCTTGATATCGGCTATCTTTTCTTCCTTGCTCATTGGTTGTCTCCTTGTGGGCGTGGCTTAGGGATTGGTGAGCACCCAAGTTCCAGTAGGCATTTGCCATCGGTGTAATAGATATGCCCGCCAATCATTCCGACTTGCTCTAAGTTGTTAGCCCACACTGGGGACACCTGTGTCGTGTGATAGTAGAATGCACCGTGTCCCAGAACATCACCCGAAAGCGCCTGTGCGGCGATCTGTTGGGCCGTCTGCCACGCCGCCTTGTCGTGAGGCGTGTCGTCCTTGCCATCGCAATAGAAAGAGAATTGGCAAGCGGTGGGGCGTGTCACTGGGCGGCGGCTGGGCTGAGTAACAACCCCGCACACGGTGTCCGGAAAGGCCGGGTGGGCAACGCGGTTGATTACCGTCTCCGCGATTGCCAGCTGGCTGTCGGGGCTTGTTGATCTGCCCTCGTGGTAGATTGCCATTGCAAGGCAGGCTGCTGCGGTGATCATGCCGGCACCTCTTTTGCTAACATTGCTAACAGAGTGTCGATTTTGATCTCGTGAATAGCCGATGCCGTGATGATGCCGTGATGCTCAATGTCGGCCAGTATTTGCTGTGTGTTGGTCATCTTGTCACTCCTGTCTTTTCGATAAGTGACAGTTACACACACTTTGAAACGGTTTCAAGGATTATTTTACGGCTTGAGCGCATTTAATAGGGACGCCTGGCTGGCGTCTTTGTCGCCCAATACAGACAGGACGCGCTCGTCAATAGTATCTTTTGCCACAACGTGAAGAATCCGCACCGGGCGGGTTTGCCCTTGGCGGTGAAGCCGTGCGTTGAATTGTTGATACAATTCCAAAGACCAGTTGAGGCCAAACCAAACGCACAGCGCCCCACCTTTTTGTAAGTTGAGGCCATGACCTGCGCTCGCGGGATGCGCCAAAAGCATCGGGATTTCGCCACGGTTCCATGCGTCAATCGTGTCTTGTGACTTATCAAGCACGCGGGCTTGCGGAAACCGTTTGAGCAGGCGGGCAAGGTCGGACTTGTAGTTGTACGCCACCAACATATTCTCGCCTGTGTTATCCTCAACGATCTCGGCAAGGGCGTCCAGCTTTGCGGCGTGCGTCTCTTGCCAACTTCCGTGGTCGTCGGTGTAGAGCGCGCCGTTTGCGTATTGCATGAGCTTGTTTGCCAGTACGGCGGCGGTCATAGCCTCAACCTCAATGTCATCGTCTAGCTGCGCAAGCATGGTGCGCTCAAACTCTTGATAACCGCCGAGCGCCTTCCCGATGTCAACTTTTACCGACAGGTCTATACGAGCAGGCATATCCAAGTAATCGTCGGCGCTCATGTGGATGATTTTGTCAGAAAGAAGCCCATGTATTTTTTCCGCAGCGCCGTTACGGATTTCAAACTTGCGCCCAAAATAGTCAGGTTCAAAAAAT